CTAGTGGGACTTGAACCCACGACCCCTCGGCTGACAACCGAGTGCTCTAACCACTGAGCCATAGAGACAAACGTAATCTATTTCCAACAGTTCTTGCAAGTGGGGTAGCCCTAGAGCATCCCAACTGCCGAAACAGATTACTTGATAGAGAGAAGCATTGGAGGGCTTATATGCCCAGTACTCTGGGTGACTCCATAGTGTGCATCATCTATCCGCTGCTCCACTTGGACTCGAACCAAGAACTCCCTGATTAACAGTCAGGCACTCTGCCAATTGAGTTATAGAGCAATATATTTAATTATAATGTATAGCCATCATTGGTGGCTCTCCATACAGACGGAGCATGGTTTTCTTCAACAGCAAGTTTAGTTGCTTCATCCTGATACAGTCTTAGAACATGAATACAGTCATCTGCACCCTGCTCCCAACCAGCATCTTCTTCTGCAGTTGTTGGTATACCATCATGTACGCTGCAAACAGGTGGACCATTCCAACCCTGTGTTAAGCCATATTGTAGCCATTCGTCAAAAGTCATTGACATAGAAAAACCCCTTTCAGGTCTATATCAATTATAGAGCACTAAAAGGGGTTTGTCAAGTTATTTCTTAGATGTTTGTGTATCTTCTTTTACATCTTTCAAAGCAACAGTCTGACGGAAAGCAGCGTCAATCTCATTACGAGTCAACTTGCCATCTTCTAAGAATGCAAGAGATAGGAGTTCTACTACCTTTGCTACCGCCAAAATACCACCCATAACAGCACTAAACCATACTGGGATATCAATTCCGCTTACACCGCTTGCAACAGTTCCAGCACCAACTACACCAAGTGCAGAAGCAACGAAGGTTGCAATGATACGCATAAGTACATTACCAAATGTTTTCATTAATCTTCCTCCTTATCTTTGGGATTTCTTGCTCTATAAGTAATTGCCCATAGAGTTAAACTTCCAAGAATACAGTATCCAACAACTGTCTTGGCACTTCCTTCAAGCACTACCCAGGCAACAAACATACCTAGCAATGTCCAAAGTTGATTAAGCAAATCAATTAAGAATCCTTTCATTCTTCTCTCCTTCTTCCTTCGGAACCTTTAGAAGAACTACCTGATGAACCACCAGAAGTTCCACTGCCAGTAGAAGCAGCCGCTGACGCTGCCGCAGTTGCTGCATTTGTAGCAGCCATTGTAGCAGCCTGAGCCGCAATTTGTGTAATGATAATAGCAGACACAACAACCTTTTGTGCCTTTTCACGAACAGCAGGTGGCAAGTCAGCACCAATGTTATTCAACGCATTGAAAGCATCATTGAATCCATTGAATACTGCCCCCAATCCTGGAATGTTTGAGATTGGATTTACCTCAAACTCCTTTGGGGGAATTATTTTGGGTCAGGATTAAATGCTTGTCTAGGCATATATGCTCCATCTGCATAAGCACGAATAGTTTGTTTTTTATTCTTTCTTTGAGACTGAGCACTTGGTTTAGGAATGTTTGCTAAATCTATTTTTGCTTGAGCAAGTTGTGCTTCTAGGTCATCAACTCTTTGAGCAGCATTTTCAATAGCCTCAAACGTAGTTCCGTATTGTGCTTTAAGGTCTCTAAGATTTGCATCTGCAACTGCATCATTGTCACTACATGTTTGCCAATTGCTTTCATAGGTATTCATAACATCTTCTAATTGAATTAGTGTTGACCTCTTATCAGCAAGGTTTCCACTTAACATTACATAATTCATATATTTACCATCATAGTTGTTTTCTGCATTTAGATAAACTTGATTAGCCTGTTCTTCACTGGCTACCGCCTGAACATAAGCAGCAGTTTTGTTATTTAAAATAACTAACAATGCAGGATTCTTAATCATAGAAACTACTGCATCTTGTGTAAAGAACGAATTGGGTGCTACCGTCCAGTTTCCACTTGTTCCAGGTCTATAGTTCAGGGTAGAACAAGCACCCCCAGTCCATTCGTAGAACCAAGCGTCAATGGCATATGATTTTCCACCAGTAAAAGAGAATAGTCCAGTTGAGTTTGCTCCACAACCTTTTAGAGACCAATCGTTAATTACGGTCTGACCATTGATTGTCATATAGAAACCATCGTCAGCAGGAGCCTGGAAGTAAACCTTTGTAGTGGTTGGGTATGTAATATAGCCACTATAGTGAACCATAATGTATTCAGAACCACAGCCAAAAATGTCTCCACTACCCCAGTTGGCATTAATGTTGCTAACGGTTGTTGTCTTACATTTTGTATAGGCGGTTTCAGATTTTTGAGGAGGATTTCCATAACGATTAATACCTGTATAAACATCTACCTTAAGTCCAGGAGTGCTACCAGAACCACCAGCATTGATTAATTGAGTGTCATAATTAATTTGTGCTTGATTCATTTCAGCCTGTGCATTATCAGCATTTGTTTGTGCAGTAGCATAATCTTCATATGTGCTATCTACTAGGTCAGCAGCACTATTTAATTGCTCTATTGCGTTAGCAACTTTACCCTCAGCAACCTTAACCTCATTGTTATACCAAACGTCATAGTCGTTTTTCTTTAAGGCATAGTTGTTGGCGGCTGTATCTAAAGCATCCTGTGCTTCAGTAGCAGCAGTCTGTGCATCATTAATTAAATTAGCCTGTTCGTTAGATGAGTTCATCCAACTTTCAAGATTTGTATTTGCATCGTTCAATTGATTTTGTAGGTCATCAATCTTAGCCTGTGCAGCGGCAACCTGACGATTATATTCATCAGTGGTTTGGGCATTGGCTGCTGGTGCGGCAAATGCAAATGATAGGGATGCTATTACGCCTACCACGATTTTTAGGGTTTTTTTCATGGGGTCTCCTTTATCAGAAATATCTGATAGGACTATTATACCATTCATTCATAAGATAGATTTTGATTTTGTTTGTTGGGAGCCATACGACTTTGATTTTGATAACGACCCACACTCATTCTTTTTTGACTACGCAATAGGTTTCTCGGTCTTCGCAAACGTAGATGTTCACTTTCCCGATGATGAAACGGTATTACGTTTCTAGCCATGATGCCTCATGGTTTAATTATATCACTACATTATATTTATGTTAAATTGTTTGAAATAAGCATCTAAGTCTTTTTGTTCTGGCTTATTACGTTCAATGATACTACGCTTATCAAACTCATGCATTTCTTCCGTCTTTTTTCTATCACGGAATGTGTGAATTTCTACCATCTGGTTTAGGTCTTTTGGTGTATGAGAAATAGCACCAAAGATAGCACCACATACAGCATCCGCCAAGTCCTTAGATGATTTGCGTGGGTGGTCTACACGATTACCCTTCATAATTTTAAGTTCTGTTAGTTCTTCATATAATAGTTCAATGGCTGGCATTGCAAGTCTTTCTTCATAAACAAGCATAGCCATATCCTCGTAATGTTTTTTAGCAACAGAAACAGTTTCAGTACGGATACCAACCTGCTTTAGTTCGTTCTGGATATCAAATGATTGCCAGCGGTCAAAGGAAACCATACCAATATCAAAACCCTGTCTGCGTAGATTCTGAATCCACTGCTTTACTTCTGATAGGTTTACAGGTCCTTCTACCTTTGGTTCCCAATATACTACTGCATCTACTACTACAATAGGTGCTACTTGCTGATAATCTTTAACTACCTGAATATTTACCCATTTTTCAACGTGAGCAATAGCAACAGCACACTTGTCATGTTTCTGTGCAAGGTCAGCATGGACGTAGTATTTTTTATCTGGGTCAGGTTTAAATGTTTCATCAAACCGTTTAGAACTATCAATTGGATTTCTAATGGTCATACAGGCACGAACCTTTTCTACCTGCTTAAAGAATGCATCAGACATGTATGTTGGGATACAGGCAAAACGTTGCATCGCATCTCCAAGGTCTGTGTAAAAGGCTAATTTAAAATCGTCAATACTGCGAGTAGGATTTACAACCCATGTAGGTCTTTTGATAGCAAACATTCCTGGAAACTTATAAGACAAGATTGTGTCTTCTTCCCATTCAATCTCTAGACTATTTCCATCTGCATCTTCTGGCAAGTCTGGATTCATAATAAACTTATGTTTCTTTACCACTACTTCTTTTTCTGCTATTACAGAATCATACTTCTGGCTGATAAAGTCTCCAGGATAACGAGGGAACGACAGTAGGGCTACCTTGCCCAAGTCTGGGAAACGTGAATCTACGGAAGCACGGAAGGCTTTGTAGATGTTGTCAGCAGTCTTTCCCTGTTCATTTCCTGTGTTTACCTCATTCGCAAAACCAGAAATCTCATCCAGAACTGCAAGAATAAGGTTTAGACCTTCGTGAGATTCTCTTTCGGAGTGACCAGAATAAACAGTGATAGCATTATTAAACTCAATACTGTCTACCTTTGCATAATACTTACCAGCGAACCAGGGCGAACGTTCAATCTTATTTTTAAATCCTTTAAAGAAAACGTTTTTAGCCTGTTGTGCGTTGATAGCAATATTAATAATATCAATAGCGTCACCTGTTGGTTTGCCAAAATAACGAGCAGGGTCTTTGAGACAAAGTAATTTATAAACGATATAGCAGCAAGCAACAGTAGAAACAAAGTCCTTGCCAGAACCTTTACCAAGTTGTAGGATTACTTCATTCTTGGTATACTTATTGAAATATCTGCGACCTTCTTCTTCACCAAGTAATTCAATAACTTCTTCTAGTCTATAGATTTGAGACATTGCTTCAACAATGTCATACTGTATTTGAGATAGTTGTGGCTGACCAAGATAGTCTTCGCCTTCAACAAATGTTTTTACATCTACTGGATTCTCTGCAAATACGTTACTCTTTAAAACTTCAAAGAAATCATTGAACATTGACAATTGTAATTACCTCTTGCTCTTTAGATACCTGCGATAGTCTTCGCATAATCTCATCTCGTACCTGCGGATACTCGCTTGCAATATCTCTAAGAATACCAACAAGGATATCCTGTTTACGTTCAATCTCTAGCATCTCTTCTGCTAATTCTTTGTTTTCTAACAGACCTGCTTTTTGTAGCATATCAATACGTTTACTTTCAATATCCATAACAAGTTTGATTGCAGCAGTCTTAGCACCAAGATTGGCAACAGTGGTTGCATCATCAATAACTTCGTATGCTTTGCTGATTAATTTATTATAGTGAGTGTCTGCACCTACAAGGGCTTCCTTAGCCCTAGCACGAATAGCAGCATTGTCGGAAGCCATGATACGCCACTGATTAATATGTGCCACAACTCTTTGTCTTGGCAATGCAAGTTCTTTAGAAATTTTAGTAGGGTCTTCACCTTGGAGATATTTCTCCACAACTTTATTCATCTCATCGAGATGTTCTATTGCTAAGTCTTCAATCGACATTTTTCTTTCCTCGTTTCGTTGGGACACGCTTTACTCTATTAGGTGCAAAAGAACGGAATGCACCAACAGACTTTTTGTGTATCTCAAAGCAGTCTACCCATACTTTACCATTTTCGGTATTGGTTGTAAGACTTTCAAACTTAAACTTACCACCATGTTCTCCCTCTATTTTAATGATATCACCTTTGGCGATAACAAATTTGCCAATTTGCAATTCGTATTCCCTTGCAAACTTGGTAGTCTGTGGCTTGGTTGTTTTTACTTTTTTCATCGTTTTGATTTCCTTAATCCGAATTTGGCTAAATATACATAAATTGTTTCAACACTGGCTCCACATTCTTTGGCTATGTCTTCTGGACTTTTCTTATCAATCCAGAAACGCTTGCGTAACCAAGCCTCGTTAGTATAGAATTTATTAGCCATTAGTATCCAAACGCCTTTTCCCAATTAGATAATGCCCAATGTCCAATGGCACAAGCATCTGCAACATCATCATCTTCTAATTGCTTGTCATAGTTTATATTGATAAAGTTTACAGTTCTTTGTTTTCGAATATTTCGTTCTTCATTTTTAAACCAAGATGCAGACTTTTTTGGATTTTTCTTTTGAATCTCATGCTTTTCTTCTTTAGTTAATTTCTTATTACCAATGAAGTTCTGCCAAGTGATTGGTGATACCGAACCAATCTTCTTTACCCCAGACATAGAAGCAGCCCCAAGCAATGCTCCCTGGACCATAGCCAGTTGTGCAGCAGTCTTAGGGCTGTTCATAAATACTGTGTGTTCAATTATAATAGTGTCAAAATCAAACTTATCAAAGAAGGCTTTGGTTTTCTTAGCAGCATCCATAACCTTATCGTAGGTGGTAATACCTTCAAACTTAATTTTTCCACATGCAATAATTTTTGTATCTTCAAAGATAGCAAATGCTAAACTATTTGTACTTGCATCGATGGCACAGAAACGTTTTGGTTTTTTAGTCAAATTTAATTTTACCATTTAGAATATCCTTAATCTCTTTGAGAGCATCTTTAACATCATCTGGATTTATATCACATGCTTGACAAATTGTTTCCTCAGTATACATTGACATTTGTTTTCCACAATTTTTACAAAGTCTGATTTTGCCAGCACGTTTCTTAATCTTATCTTTTAAATATTTTTCAGCAATTTTTTGTTTAGTTGCTTGTTGCCTACATTCTGGTGAGCAATATATTTGATAAGATAGTTTAGTCTGAAATGCGTGGTCGCACCAATCACAATGTTTGGTTTTCATCTAGAGGCTCCAAAGAATTAATTTTAATCTCTCCAGAACCTGCGATATTACAAGCATCCTTAATAGGACAAGTCTTGCAAATCTTTGAATTAGAACGATAGTTTTTCTCTGTTAAGGTTTTTTCTCCCAAAGCCTTACGAACTGTTCTCATCCATTCAAAAGCGTTCTCTACCCACTCGTACATGTAGTTATTTAATTCAATAGGAAAAATCAACAGTTCGTGATTATTCTTATTTTCATAAATCAATACAGATTTGTTTTTGTTTAGGATTTTCATGTAAATCAATAACTGAACAAGGTGTCCAGATTTTGGCTTACCTGAAACTTTTCGGTATTCAAATGCCTCGTGTGGCATTGTTTTGATTTCACCTAGAAGTTGTTTTTCTTCCCAGTTAAGCATAACATCTCCAAATCCAAAGATTGGTGGATTCTCATATGTTATCTTAAATTCTGAATCAGCAAGAAGTCCAGGAACATTCTTCATTGCTTCCTGAATACGTTCATGTGACTTTGTTCCTGCTGTCATGTTAGCACCGCCATAGGCATCTGCATTGTCTGTAAAGACAGCACCTTCAAATGCTAAATACCAGTAGCGTGGACATTCTCCATGAGAATATGCAATTGTGCTAGGGGCAAATGTTTTCTTTGTTTGAAATTTGTCTACACGATTAATAGTATAACCAGAATTAATCTTTGCAATCAATTCGTCTCTGTCAATAAATGATGGTTTAGAATTGGGATTGCTCTCAACCTTTTTAACCATTACTTGACTTAATAAATTCTTTACCATGATAATTTAGCGAGTAATATATTTAAGTGCTGATACCAAGTCATTAATGGCTTCGGCAGCAGTGAAATAAATATTCTTTCTCGCCCTGTCTCCTTTTTCTACGTTTACCATCCATGTGGCTTTTAGTGACATCTTTGCAGCAATTGCTTGCAGACGGACTATCTCCACGGTGGCAACATTTAGTGGAACATCTGGTTTAAGAATAACCTTAGCAATAAAGGTCAATGCTGTAGTTAGTTCTTCATCATTCATAAAGTCAGCAATCTCTGTTAGACCGTTGACCATCTCTAGTGTTGTTTTTGGTTGTTCTATATTTTCCATTTTAATTCCTTAATGTTATAGTTCTATTATACACTATCATCGAGTATTTGGTCAAGTAGCGATAGTTCAATGATTGCTAATCTTGTTTTAATTCCGCCCTCGCCAAGGACAACTACAATCGCAGGGTCATTGCCATTGCGAATAGCATCTGTAGTTGCCTTAGCCCAGACTTCCTTATTAAGAGTAAAGGACTTACCCACCTCTTTGAAATCAACTGTAAAGTTCTCCCAAGATGCATCGCCCTTGTGGTTTCCTCTACCAGAGTTCTTGTGCTGTTTAGCCCCAAGACGCTTGCTTTCACTTCTCTCTGTCATAGTCCTTCTTCTTCTTTTTTGTTTGCAGACTAACCTCATTAAGATGTTTGTCTGGACACATCCAGGTTATCAGTTTTTCTACTGGATATAGTCTAACTGATTTAACCTCTACCTTGCAGGTATGGCAAGGAAACTTTCCTGGATAGACTGTATACTTACCCATTCATAACCTTAGCCTTGATTTCATCTTGTAGGTCTAGGTCTTCACGAACACGAGCCACGAACTTGTCTCTACCCTGCAATTTGCTTCCGTCAGGTAGAATATACCAAGCCCCTGTGCGTTCTACAATGCCCATCATTTCGGCAGTATCAACCAAATCACCAATGCTGTCAACGCCAACATCACCTCTGAAATAAAAATCATATTCTCCAGATTGGAAGGCTGGCGATGTCTTGGAGAACTGGACTTCCCAACGAATTTTCCTACCAACCTTTTCCTCAATGAGTTTATCGCCAACTGCAATCTTGCCTTTAATTGCTTGATTGTCTGATTCGGAACTGAATAACTTGATAACTGTAGATGAATAAAATTTAGTAGCCTGACCGCCTGAAGGCTGTTGACTAGTATACATAGCAGAAATATTGTTACGAGATTGCGAGATAAGTACCAAAAGGGTTGGCTTAACTTTGTTATTAGCATAATTAAGCATCTTCCAAGCGTTACTAAAATCCCTAGACTCTGCACCAATCTGTTTTGTGTTTTCAAGTTGTTTGAGTTCATCTGTATCCTTTTCAAAATAGATAGCAGGTAGTAGAGATGTAATTGAATCAACTACAATGATGTCTACTCCAGCGTTCATTAGGTTAGTGCCAACATCAACCATCTCGTTAATTGTACGAGCCTGTGAGACGATTAGTTGGTCTGTGTCTACCCCAAGTTTCTTAGCCCAATCTTCGGAGTATGACATTTCTGCATCAATCCAAGCACAAAGTTTTCCTTCTTGCTGTGCCTGTGCAATCATTTGTAGGCAAAGCGAAGACTTGGCAGAAGACTTGCTTCCCCAAATCAATACCTGCCTACCCATAGGCAAACCACCGTTCAAAGCACGGTTAAGTCCAAAACTTGGTGTGCCCTGATACTCTGTTTTAAATCCAACACCAGTGGTCAAACGCTTACGAATGCGTGGGTCTAATTGTGCCATTGCTTCTTCAAGTGTTGTCATTAGAATCTCACCCCATGCTTTTCTGGTCTAGACTTATTAAAGCCTGTCTTCTTTTCAAATGCGGCATCGAGAGTTCCATTGACATATTCAAATTCACGAAGACCAGCATATAGGTCAAGTGTGCGAATGATAATGTCAGCCATCTCATCTGCCACTTCTTCTGGACCTTTTGACTTACGGATTGCTTCCATAACCTCAACTGCTTCGGATACAATCATCATTAGTTGTTTAGTCATAAAGATATCCAGTGATTCTTTATCTTCATTGCTATAGGCAATGTCCCAGAAACCTTTTTCTACTGCTGTTTCGTGCAGTTCTTTTGCTACTTCATCAAACATTGAACACGTCCTCCATTATAGTTGTTCCATCTTTGGTCTTACCCAAAGAAAATTTATACACATTACCCTCGTCTATTTTCATATACGCTTTAGGGAATGCAGTTGGGAAGATGGTTACGCTGTGGAAATCTCTATTAGCATCTGCCAATACAAGCGAACCCATCTTCTTTCCAGCCTTAGTTACCCTAGACTTGAATGCTACTACAAACAGTTCATCATCTTTGTATGGCAACTGACGGAAGTTTAGAATCTTGATTAGAGCAGACGGATTACCCTTTACTTCATCTGCTGGCACTGCTGTAACAATTCTGTTATCACTTGCCAACAGGATATAGGTTCTACCTGCTTCTACTGTAGAATTCTCTTCGTCAAAAATACCAACACTTCCAGTCTTGTCAAGTATTTCTACTCTTGACCAGCCCTTACCACGCTTAATATTCTTAACCATACCCATAAGAATATAAGAACCTGTTTCTTCATATTCTTCTACATCGTTAATAAACGCATGGTAATGCTGTGGAATAGAAGTATTGAACTCTGGTAGGTTTAGATACTCATAAAGGTTCTGACGAACTTCTTCATCGTTTCTAGGATTATCTTGGAATGTAGCAGCACCTACAAGGCGTAGAGCCTGTAATGCACGACTATTCACACCATTACCCTTACCAAAAGTAAACTCTTCTAGTTCTTTATATGAAGCAAAAGGTCTAGCAGCGATATACTTGTTAGCAATGTTATCACTAATAAACTTAATAGATGATAGTCCGAAGCGAATACCCTTACCCTCGATTTTGAAATCAACATCTGATTCGTTGATGTGTGGCAAGCGAACAGGAATACCCATACGCTTTGCTTCAATCAAATATTCAGTACGAGCATCTTTATCACTTTCGTTCTTGAGCAATGAATACATAAACTCAATTGGATAGTGATATTTTAGCCATGCTGTCCAATACGATACCGTGGAGTAAGCCACAGCGTGAGACTTATTGAACGAATAGCCAGCGTGGGCTTCAAAGTCGTGCCAAAGGTCTTCCGCCATGTTTGGAGATAGGTAGCGAGAAGCACCAGCAACGAATTTGTCTTGGAAGACTTTAAACTCTTTAGCATCTTTCTTCTTACCAATAATCTTACGAACCTTGTCCGCTTCTGCCATTGTCATACCGCCAAGTTCCACACAGGCAAGCATAACTTGTTCCTGATACAGAATACATCCATAGGTTTCTTCTGTGAATGCTTTTAGCACTTGGTGTTTATAATCAATATTCTGCTTACCATGTTTACGAGCAACATAATCTTTACCAATTGTATTCATAGCACCTGGGCGAACCAAAGCGTTAGAAGCAGCCAACTCATTAAAGTTTTTGATACCCATCTTTACAAGCAGGTTGGTGTATGGTGTTGCTTCACACTGGAACACACCCTTAGTAAAACCATCAGACAGCATGCGATAAACATTTGCATCATCCATAGCAATCTTATGTAGGTCAATGTCATCCCCAGTTCTTTCCTTAATGATGGCAAGCGTATCCTGAATAACAGATAGGGTCTTTAGACCCAAAGCATCAATCTTGATTAGACCAATACGTTCTGCTTCTTCCATGTCTACTGCTACTACTGGAATACGTTCTTTGCTACCTGGAGTTGTTCTAGTTTCCAATGGAGCATACTTGAAGATAGGCTCTTTAGATGTAACAACACCAGCAGCGTGAATACCAGTACCACGAATACGACCACGCAATTGTTCTCCATAAAGTTCAATCTCTGGATACTTATCACGGAACTCCGCAGTTGATTTAGAATTCAGATAGTCATCCCAGTCATCAACAAGTTTAAGAACCTTGTTCACATCTGGCAATGGAATATTTAGAACACGAGCAATATCACGAACCATACCCTTACCCTTGAACTCAAGGAACGTGGCAATAGAAGCAACGTGACGATATTGACGAACCAAATAATCTTTTACTTCTTCACGCCTTGAATCCTGAATGTCTGTATCGATATCTGGAAAGTCATTACGTTCTGGATTGATGAAACGGAAGAATAGCAAACCATGCTGGATAGGGTCAACGTCAGTGATACCTAATGCATAACAGACTAGCGAACCTGCAGCAGAACCACGACCTGGACCAACCATAATGCCTTCTTTCTTAGCCCAGTTAATCATGTTACGAACAACTAGGAAGTAAGGAGCAAAGTTTTTATCTTTGATGATTTGAAGTTCTTCTTCAACTCTTGTGTGATATGTAGGGTCAGCACCTACACCACGAGCATCAAGTCCTTCCATTGCCAAGTCATAAAGTTCTTGGTCTGGATTGGTATATTGTGCTGGTAGTAGGTCAAGGTGGTCTTTGATATTGTAATCGCCTACCTTATTCATAATCTCAACAGTATTGTCATACATGTCTTGTCTTACGATACCCTGGGCTTCCATAGCCTTATGCATTTCTTCATCAGATAGCAAATGAATTTCGTAATCTCTAAAAGTAATTTGACGGTCAGCACCGTATAGATAGTCTAACTTATCCATCAAGTTATCAAACTTTTGACTACCAGCAAAGGTAGCATCTTTCTCAATCTTATTAGAGTAGGTGTTCAGAATTAGTTTTAGTTCTTGAATCTCACGCTGTTCTGGACCTGCATGGTGGCAGTCAGGAGTAACGATAGGTTTGATACCAAACTCATCAGCAAGAGCAAGAATAGTCTTATTAATCTCTGGTGGATTATGTGGCATAACTTCAATGTAGTAGTCATCGCCAAAAGTTTCTTTAGCCCACTGCAAATGCTCTTTAGCATTGGCAAGGTCATCTGCTTCAATTGCTTTAGCAAGGTAGCCAGATAGACATCCAGAAGTGATAATAAGTCCTTCTTTATATTTTTCTAGCGAACCCCAGTCCATGCGAGGCTTCTTATAAAATCCTTCTGTCCAAGCAATCTCGTTTAGTTTATTTAAATTTTCTAAACCTTGCTCATCTTTTGCCAGAATGATTAAGTGATTGTAAACTGGGTCTAGTGGAGTATCTTCACGTTCTGTTTTATCTCTTTGGTCAAAACGGTCTTGTGCAATATATCCTTCAATACCAAGGATTGGTTTAATACCCTTTTCAATAGCAGTACGATACATCTCACGGTGTCCAGATAATGAACCGTGGTCAGTGATTGCGATGGCTGGCATTCCAATTTCGATTGCTCTATCCACATATTCCTGTGGTGTCGCTATGCCATCAAATAGCGAGTAGTGAGTGTGAACGTGCAGTCCAGCATAACTCATATATTATTTCCTTAAAGATTAGGGTAATGGGGGCAGAGAACGAATCATCTACCCCCATCACGATTAATTACCAGTCAGTATTACTTGATGTAATAGACGGAGCATCAAAGCCGAAGTAGAAATTCTCCTGCTCTGCATATGGAACTTCACGAACAACCTTTTCAAGATTGAAAGGCTCTACGCCATCCCACTTGTAAGGTTCCGTGTCTGGCTTGGTTGGAAGCAATGTGTAACTGGTTTCAGTTCCCTGACCATTACGCTTAATCTTCCACTCAAGATTAGAGATTGAACCAGTCTCTAGTGCATACTCACGAATAGTGTTGAATGCAGACTGCTTTGAAATACCCTGCGACCATACAGCCACATAAGGTGCTTCTGTACCATCGTCAATAATGACGTTGCAATAGAAACGAAGACGTGAACGCCAACCTGCTTTTGGTTCTTTACGAGCCATTTCACAGCCATAGCAACGACCTTCGGAATCCACGGTACATACAGCCTTACGCTTGTAGTCCTTTGGATTGGTGTGTTCTGCGATGACCACGGATAGTCCACGGTCTTCACTGTAGTTTGCTGAATCTGTGTCCAGTTCTTCAACAAAACGGATTTTTGCAGACTGTCCATCCGCTAGTTTTACCCAACGAACTTTCTGCCCTGTGTTTTCGTATTTTGGCTTATCGATAATGTCTCCGATATTTTTTAGCCCTTTGATTATACTCATTGTTTCTCCTTTTATTCTCGGTATATTAGTTTAGCATACTTGCGATAGTTTTGTCAAATGATTCATCAAGATTCTTAATTGCTTCATCAGACATATCGCCAATATCCTTATACTCTTTATTTATTTGTAAAACGGACACACGATTGCCAAGACGTTCAATTATCTTATCTTTCATGTTTCCGCCAGCCGCATCGTTATCAGCAATGACTACTATATCATTGAAATACTTTTGCAGTAGGTCTGTTTGGAAATTGGATACATTTGCACCCAGTGTTGCTACCGCAGGAAAACCACATTGGTCTAAACGGATAGCATCAAATGATGATTCAACTACATAGACTTTTCCAGCAGTCTTAACACGATGTAGATTGAATAAAGTTTTTGCTTTTGGAAGTCCTGGGGTATTCTTAAACTCTTTACCCTCGATAGAACGACCAACAAAGCCAACAAGAATTCCATCTGGTGAATGCACAGGGATAGTTACCATATCTTGTTTTTCAGAATAGCCAAGCAAGAATTTCTTTATAGATTCTTCTGTAATAAGTCTGCCATCATAGTATCTGGTTGCTCTTGCTGATTCCAATGCTTGCTGATTTAATCTCTTGATTTGCAACTCGTCATATGGAACATAGTCTGGCTTAGTCACCAGAGCCTGATTGATTTGGAATGATAAGTCAATATCTGTTTCTTTAGACTTGATGTAGCGTACCGCTTCAAAGTAGGTACGACCAGATGTATGCATAATCAAACTTGGTAGGTCACAGACGTGCTGACAAGAAAAACAAAAGAATAGTCCAGAGTTCTTATCTACTTCTCCAGCAGGTGAACGATAGTTGTTGTGAAATGGACAGAATATAATGTAGTCAGAGTCTACTTCTGATTCAATCGTGATGCCTGACCCTGCGATAACTCGCTTAATTTGCTCTTTAGAGTAGGAACCAGTGTTGTTCCGTCTATTCCTAATGTCCATAATGCTCTCGTCTTTCCTACAAATGTTCCGTATACTGTTAATGTAAATTCGTAATAATCTTTTTCACTATTATATTTTATCGTAAACTGGGGGTCTATGTCAAGTCTTGGAACATAGCCCAGTTCACACATTTCAATTGATTTTAATCTAACTAATTCCTGGCGGAGTCTACCAATAGCGGCATCACTTTTGATGATACCATTAAAGGTAAAATGCTTAATTGGCTTATGATATAAATTCTCCACACTCCATTATAACTAGTTATCTTCAAAATCCTTATATTTATACCAGCCCTTATCGAAATCTACCTGCACCAAGAATTCGCCCATAAAACCATTACGGTTCTTGCGGAATACACATTCCAAGATATCGGAGTTGGTTGCACGACCTAAAGCCAGTACCCAGTCAGCATCGTAGGCAATCTGGCGTGACCATGCTGTTTGACCAAGTGTTGGAACAGTGTCCAACTTGGTAACGTCATCTGGCGTAGCAGAAGAAATGGCAATAATTGGAATCTCTTCTGAAATAGCCATTAACTTAAGTTCACGAGAAAGATTCTTCATACGGACAGTTTCATTGTCAGACTTTTGGTTGGGTGACATCAACTGCAAATAGTCTAAGATTACTAGGTCTTGTTTATAAT